GCTCCCCAGCCGACCCATCCCTGCCGTCAACGCCGTTCATACCGTCAGCACCTGCACGACCTGGAACACCATCATGGCCATCCGATCCATTCACGCCAGGCAACCCGTCAGGACCTTTCACACCATTCAAACCAGGGGAACCCTGCGGACCAACAGGGCCAACCAGCCCAGCCGAACCATTAACACCATCCCGGCCGTCGGCACCTGCAGGGCCTCGCGGGCCGCGCTCACCGGCCGGGCCAGACGCACCCTGTACACTCCGCTCAACACGCACAGCATCCACACACAAACCAGAACGGTGAAGCCGCGCAGACTCCACGCCACCCTGGACACACGCCAGCTTCACACGGGCAGCCAAACCCCGAGCCGCTGTACCATTCGACTGGGCCCTCGCCTGCTCCGAATCCCGCTCAGAGGATACAGCCCCGAAACGCAAAGCACCTGCAGCAACCACCGCCAACAACACAAGCGACAAAAACAACAACATCAGTGAAGCCTTCTCAAAATTGCGGCGCTGCCGCTTCTCCTCCTCCAACTCCCTCAACCCTACTCACCTCCACCATCAACAGTATCTTTCAAAAACTCGGGCACATCAGGAAGACGCATAGGCTCCACCTCGTCAGGAAGCCGCGAGTTAAACCGGCGAACCTCACGCCGCACACCCCACGTATACTCTTCCATCGCATCCACCTGAGCCGACAGCCGCCGCAAACGCCGCCTAGAACGGGATGTGACAGCCTGAACAGAACCCAAAACCGTGGCCAACGCGGTACAAATAGAGGCCACCAGTGCAGGAGTAAACCACGACACCACAGCCCCCCAACATCACACCATCCGCCACAACACCTGTACAGTCACACGCCCACAGCAATCCAATTAGCAACCGCAGGCACACCATTCGGCTTAGACCCGTCATTCGTAATAAACGCTAAACTAAAATCCTTATTAGTAATATTGTAGGCTTTCACATCGATCTGCTGCGTGCCCCCAGCCGCCGTAGCCATAGACGCCACCACGATAGGCGGACTAGTGAACTGGCGATCAAACGGGATCGTGTAAGCATACACAGCAGACCCGCCAAACATGATCGACTTCGAACCCGTCTCCATCCTGGGAGACAACAACATCCACTCGCCGGCATGGTTAGCCCACACAGCCCCCGAAGGCACCATCACACGGTCACCCTCCACAGGGGTAGGATCACACGCAGCAGACTCCCCAAACGCCACCCTAGCCGCTATAGCACGCCGATCCAGCTGCTGCTGCAACCCGTTAGACGACAACACCAAAGTAGCCAGTAGCTGCTGATGAAACACGCCAGGCTCCGCACGCAACACGTCACGGGCACGCTCCGCACGCCCCCCGGGAACAATCTCCAACTTGGCTGTGTTCTGCTCCCAGTCCCGAGACAACACCACATAGTCGTAGCGGGTCTCACCAGGGCCCGGAAGCTGCCCTGTCACCGTCTCAACACCATTCGACGTGCACATCACCCCGTGAGCCCAAGCCTGCCCCGGCAAAACCTCACACAACACCGTGGTACCCTGAACAGTAGTGCCGACACGAAAATCGTCCGGGCCCTTCACAGACGGCATATTACCCATCAGACCAGACATTTGAGCCCAATCATACTCGGTCAACACACCATCAAACCCTTTACACACAATAGCCACAACAAACCCCCATCATTCTAGAATTTTTGCAAATCCCGCACACCCGCAGCCAAACCAGCCACACGCCGCGCTAGCAACGCCGACGGATTATCCTCATAATCCCCCGCAACCGGTGTCACCTTCGTCCAACCATCACCAGGCGAATCACACTCCACATCAATCTGCCGAACAATCTCCGCAATAGGGCCAGAACCCACATCCACATAGATAAGATCACCCGGCATCAGATTGCCGGGCCCAAACCGCAACACATCCGACTCAGCCAACTCAATCTTAAACCCCGACGTAGCCCCCGACTCGGACAACACCCGCTCCGCCTCATCAATAAGATGCACATGTTCAGAATCCGTGTTACGGGCATCCTTAAACACCTCGACACGATCAAACCACTCATCCTCGGCCATCGAATCAACATCCTCGCAAAACAGCCGATCTTTACCCTCGCCGCGGCCACCAACCACCACCGAAGTAGCCTTCGGGGCGTCACGCACATACTCCCACGACACAATCGAACCAGACTCGGCAGTCAACACATGACTACGGGTCACAGCCGGCACACAATCAAACACCAAACCACGCTGATCAAACTTCGCATTCTCAAACTGGTTCACCGTGACAGTCATCCGAGCCCACGACAACACCGGCAACAACTTATCGGCAAACACGTGAAACCGCACCTGAAAATCCTTAATATAGCGGCCACGACTCTCATCATCGTTCATAAACAAACCAGGCGGAAAACGCCAAGCATTATCCCCCAACACCTGCTTAGCCACCGACTCCGCCGGGCCCGAATAGTGAGCATAATCCCTGTCGGCACGCCACTCCATACCAACCAAACCAGGACGATAATTCACAGGCCACATCAGCATACGCCACAACAGGCGAATATCATCCTCACACGTGATAGTCACCCGCGAAGAACGCCAAGGACCCACACCATGAACCTTACGCACAGGCCCAGAAAAAATCTGGCCACCACCATAATCAACAACAAGCCGTGCACCCGGCCTAGTCAACCCGTCAAGCCTAGAATGATCCCCAGACACCACCAACTCCAGCGTCGACAAACCATTCCACTTCAACGACAGTTTCAACGACTCAAAAAAATTGATAGGCGCCACCCGGCGATAATCAGGTGTAAACAATGTTACATGCGGAACAAGACCAGCCACAACCGCTCACCAAGCCCTCAAAAACCTGTACTGCACCGACACAACAATGGCACCCAAACCAACCATCTCAATATTCACACTCCGAGAACCGCCAGGCGGAATAGGCGCAAACTCCCACTCTGTCAAACGATCCATCACATCCTCAAACCCATCCAACAACGCAGACTGCTGGCGAGGATCCGTATCAATAGTGATCCAATCATACTCCTCGACAGGATAATCCGAAGACACACGCAAACCATCAATCTGCACAGACCACGACTCCAAAGGCCCCTCAACACGAATCACAGGCCACGCAGGCACATCACCCTTATTAGACAGATTATCCCAGCCAGAACCAACACCAGGCGTCAACACCACAGGAAACGCAGTGCCATCCTTGCCGACAGGGCCGCCACCCAACCAATCCTGCAACTTCGCGTTACTAAAACGAAACTTTTGCTCATCCCCATACCAAAACGGGTCATAAGCTGTCAAATGAATCACATAGCGCGCATAGCCATGATTCACCGGATCAACCGTAAACGTGTCATCCACCGAATCAAACCGGCATTTTAGCACACGCTCACGACCGGCAGGAGTCTTCACAGACAACTCCCCCTCCTCCCCGGGGGGAAACGCAGACCACAACGCGTCATAGGCTTTCAAAAAACCGTCACGAAACCCGCCATCCGGATCCGGGTCAACACCCGACACCAAAACCGGTAATGTCACCTCGCGAGGCTTCACATTAAACCCGCGCCACTCCGAGCCGTGCACCCCAACATGTGTTTGAGAAAAATGCTCCACCTCGGGAACACCCAAACCGCGCAACGAATCATTCAACAACATGACAGGCGACGCACCCGTATAATCCGTCAAATGAAGCACACGCTCCGGATCATTACCAATCAACGGCAACATAGACCAAGTAACAGTCAAACCGGCACGATCAGACGGGTCAGGAATAAACATGAACCACACCCCCCAATCACACGTAAGCCAACGCGTTCAAAGCGTCACGCTGCTGCCGCTCAATCCGCTTCGCAAACTCGTTCGGATCCCCATAAGTAGGCCCATTCACATTCACCACAACACTCTTCTCGCTCATACGCTGATACCTGCCATACGGGGTAAACGAGCCCACCGACGATCGCACACCAAACCGGGCATCAACAGCATCCGGCAGCCGACCAGCCACACCCGACATCGCATCCAACGCCAAACCAGCATTCCCGGTGATCCCCTCAGCCAAACCGGCAACAACCTGCCGGCCAACCTGGTCACGAAACACCCTAGACGGGGAATGAATACCCAACACCGACTTCGCCGCATTAGCAACCTGAGAACCCATATTACGCACAGTATCCAACAGGCCACTCATGGCATTCCGGATACCATTACCCAAACCAGACACCACATCACGGCCAGCAGACACCAACAGGGACCCCATATTACCAAGCGCACGCCGAATATTGCCAGGCAAATTCCGGAAAAACCCTATCACACGATGCACACCACTAGACACAGCGGACCCCATAGCATGCATAGCACTGGAAGCCGCATTCCGGGCACCATTAAACCCGCGCACAGCACCACTACGAACCCTAGACGCCATCGAACTGAAAAACCCGCCAACAGCAGACGCCACCGAAGACACAACACTCCGGATAGCATTCATCGCAGAAGAAACAGCGCCACGAGCCGCGTTAAAACCAGACCTCACATGGGAGGCAACAGAAGAACCCAACCGGGCAAAAAACCCCACAACAGCGTTCACACCGCCAGAAATCACCGACTTGAAACCGTTAATAAACGCTGACGTAAACGCTCTAATATGATTCCAGCCATTCAAGATGGCCGTGCCCATAGACCTCACGCCAGACACTAAATGATTCACAACCCATGAGATGACACGGGTGACAGTCCCAATAATCCGGGCTGCAGCAGACACAATAGCGCCAAGAATACGTGCAACAAACCCGATCACAGCTGTCACAATTGGCATCACAACCGGAATAATGCGGGCAACCACCTGCAACACAACCGAAACAACCTGCACCACCACACGCATAATCGACATGATGACTGGTATCAGCGACCGGATCAGGCCGATGATAGGTGGCAGAACAGACATGACAGCACCCAAAATCTGTTGAATCACAGGCATCAACACCGGCACCAACTGCATGATCACGCCAACAACCTGCCGTATCACAGCCACAACAGCCTGAATAACAGGCATCAACGCCGGCAACAACATGGCCGCCACCTGCGTCACCGCACCAATAATCTGCGTGATCACAGGAACCAGCCGGGCCACCAGCATACTAATCACAGGCATAAGCTGTGCAGCCAAACCGGCAACCATACCAATAATCTGGCCGAACACTGGCGCCAACTGTGCCACAACTCCGGCAACCAAACCAAACAATGGCTGAATAGCGGCCATGATCTGCCCCAAAGCCTGACCGACAACACCAACAAGTTGCATAACAGCGGCACGGAACTGGGCGTTAGTGGCAAACATTGCCGCAAACAAGCCGATCACAATACCAACAGGGCCACCCAGGGCGCGAAACACGCCGCCAAGCCCGCCAGCGGCACCCTTCAAAGCACCAAACGACGGCAGTAAATTCTTCAACGCAACCGCCAGCGGGGCAAACCCTGCAACAAGCTTCCCAACACCCGCAGCAACAACACCAAACACCGCTGTGCCACCCGCAAACATGGCACCCAAATTCACTTTGGGGACCGGCAAATGCATTCTCGCAAAAATGCCCTTCAACTGCTCCACCTTGGCGCGCATCTGTGCATTCATTCTCGTAATCATGCCCGGCATACGGTTAATCCACGCCAAAATAGACGGCATCATACGCTGAATACCAGCATCGACGGCAGCAAACATCGGCTTCACAGAATCCGTCACCGACTTGATCACCGGATTCAACGCAACAAAAATCTGCCGCAACCCATTAAGAAACGGCGCCATAGCCGTAGCACCAAGATAACCCAGGGCACCCTTAACATTCTTCATAGCTCCCTCAAACGTCTTACCAGACGCCTGCGCAGCACCACCCATACCAAGCTTCATCGCAGCCGCAAACGTGGCAAAATCAATCTGCCCCTTCGACACCATCTGCGACACCTCAGCCGACGTTTTACCCGTCTGCCTGGCAAGCAAAGACAACACAGGAACACCAGCCATCGTAAGCTGCAACATGTCATCGCCCTGCAACTTACCGCGAGCCATCACAGACGTAAAAATAGCGCCCGTATCCTGAAACGACTTACCCGAAATATAAGACACATCGGCGACAGTCTTCAACACATCCGTCATCTGCCCGCCAGACTTCACACCCGAAGCAGACAACGCCGCAGCCGTAGACGCCGCATCCCCCAACGCATACGACGTACCAGTCACAGCCTCAATAGCCGAATTCATAATCGAAGACGTGTCCGAAGACGTATGACCCAAACCAGTCAACTTAGCCTGAGCCTCATCAATAGCCATCGCCCTAGCAATACCGCCACCAATAGTCACATCATAAATCGACTTGAGGCCCTTCTTAGCAACATTGATGGCACCCACCATTGCGGCACCACCAAGCGCCAACTTCATGCCCTTAGCAAACAAGCTACCCGAACGCTGACCCTCCGCAGGCATAACCCCAGACAACTGTTTACCAACATCCGCCTTCAAACCCGGCATCTTCGTATACAACGACACATATGCGGAAGCAATCTCACCAGACATACACTATTCACCCCATAATATTAATCTCGCGAGACACCCCGCCACCGGCACGAACACGCGTCAAAATATCGTCCACCTGCCCAGACGTAAACCGGGCCCTACGCTCATCCGTAGGCCTCGCCACAGGCTCCGGCTGCCCCTCACTATTAGCAGACCTGTAATGATCCAGCATGTCCAACACAGCCCACTCGCACCACTCAAACGGGCGCTGCCAACCATTCAGGTGGGCCGCCAACTGGCTAGACGTGTCAGTACACAACACGCCAGCCAGCCGGACAGCCTCACCCCAACACATCTGCGGGCCACCAACATCATAAACCGAGCAACCGAACCGGGTCCTCCAATCATATTCGATGGCCCCACGATAATCATCAATCAGGCCGTGGAGCCAAACTATTCCCCCAGCGAGGCACCCTTACCGTCAGGCTTATATTCCATCCACTCACGGAAAACCTCCGCCACACGAACCATAGGAAGCCCCCCCAGGGCCTCCACCGCGTCACCCGCGCCGGCAGCCTCACCCCCCGAG